CTATATCACCCCAACTAAGGATTAATTTATTATCTATTTTTAACATAACTTAAATATTGTGTCCTCCATTATTAATTTTTAAACTATCAAAAAACTCTTTACGAGATAAATTATCGTTTTCTCTAAATACACCTGATGCTTTAGTAGTAACCATTGCTGCACCTTGATGTTTAACACCTCTACAAGATACACAATTATGGGTACCTACTATAGTAACAATAACACCTTTATTTCCTGCTGTAACTTTATCTACGGCATTATGAATAGCTGATGTTAATTGTTCTTGGATTGCTCCTCTTCGACCAAATAATTCTACAATTCTGTTTAATTTAGATAAACCAATTACTTGACCACCTTCTCCTGCTATATAACCAATATGGACTACACCTCCAATTGTTTGGTGGTGATGAGAACACATTGAAGTTAATGGTATATTACGTTCAATAACAATACCATCATATCCATCTGAGGGAAACGATGTAATAGGAGACATTGCAGTGTATCTACCAGCCCATAGATCATTCACATAAGCTTTAGCTACTCGTCTAGGTGTTTCCATTGAATTGGGATCATTTCTCCAATCACATTTTAAAGCATCTAAAAATTTACCATAAGCTTCTTCAGCTTCATCAATCATTGCTGTTTTTTCTATATTAGTAAGGGGAAATCCTTCAGCAACACCATTTGCGTAACCTACTTTTACTACTTCTAATTCTTCGTGAACTTTTCTACGTTTGTTCTCCATTTATATAACTTTTTAATTTGTCTATTAATACTAATACATCATCTGGCTCCATGGTTATAGCACAGCATGTATTTACATTTTCTTCTATTTCCTCTAATATACGAAGGGCTTCTTGCTTATCCACTAGACTTCACGTTTATCTTCAAAAGCAATAATATGTGGTCTCCAAGTCATTCTATAACCATTATCTCTAACCCAATCAAATAATACAGGATAAGATTTAAATAATGCTTCTCTAGAATCTCCAGCAGGCATAAACCATACTTTATTTTGAGGAACTTCAAGTTTTTCTAAACACTCCATAATTTCAGCTAATGCTCCTTTATCTTTACCATCCCATACTGGTTTGATATGATAATCAGAATGATATGCAATAGATTGTTTCATTGCTTCATAATTTAATCTTTTAGAATTATGTTTTTTAATCATTCTTTCATCTGTAATTCCTCCTTGGGGTGTTGCTACACCTAACTGTGGAACAGAATTAGAAAACTTAGGGCTAATAGATAACAAATTAATAGGGTAATCTGTGGGTAAGAAGTGACTACCTTCAGTTTCGATAGTAATGAATATATCATTTTCATGTGCAAAGTGGGTTAACTCATTTACTAAAGCAGGATGCATTGTTGGTGAACCACCTGTAAGCATCATTTCTTTAATATGAGGGTTATCTTTATACTTTTGTATAATGTCATTAAAATTATACTGCCCCTTTTCTGGATGAATACTGGTATACCAACTGTCACACCATCCTCCTTCACCAAAATAACATCTATGGGTACATCCTGTTGTTCTAATTACTATTGTGGGGTATCCTGCTCTAGAGCCTTCAGATTGGACTGCAGTATAAACTTCTACAATCGGGAGGTTTTTATCGTAATCCTCAATACGTTTCAATTGTTTGTGCATGTTGTTAATTTTTTTAAGTGGTTTTTCATTCACTATTATAACTTATTCGCTGTAATAAGCAGCGTTTTTACCATGTTCTGCAAACTTAACTTTAGTAACTCTTACTCTACCTTCAGTTTCAGTTTTAACAAAATCATTTAATTTAGTATAAATATATTCAGCAAATTTTTCTGCACCCGTAGCTGGGATTACTCTTACTTGAGCCACCCCTGCGGCATCCATTTGTTTAAAAGCGTTTAATTCAGGATCATCTTCTGCTACAATTAAAGTATGATCAAACATATAACCCATCCATTCTTTAGGGGATTTACCATCAATCAAAGTTTTAGCTCTTTTCATACCTCCAAAATCCCATACCCAATTCCTTTCGTCTAAATCTCCTTCAAAATAAACTTTAAAGGAAATTCCATAACCATGAACAAATCTACAATGTGTTGTTGTTGCTTTCCATTGACGAAATACTGTTGAAAATCCGTCAAATACTTTACTTGATTGAAATTTACCCATTGTAAAAATTTAAAATTTGTTCTTTTGATTGATTACCTACTGTTCTATCTTTAACTTTACCATTTTCTAGTAAAATTAATGTTGGAATATTTCTTACTCCATATTTAATAGATAAATCTTGATTTTGGTCTACATCAATTTTTTTATAATTAATTTGACCACTTAATGATTCCATTGTTGGGCTTAATTGTCTACAAGGACCGCACCACCCTGCTGTAAAATATAATATTTCTTTCATAATTTTAATTTAAACTAATTCTTCGCCTATTCCAACGATTTCACTTAATATAAGTAAAGTAGCTGCGATATCCAAGCTATACCATAAAAAAGCATAACCTAGAATACGGATAAATGACTTGATAAAACTTGCTATTAGATGTTTTTTTGCATCTGGATATTTCATAATTTATATAACTTTTACTTTTTTTGATAAATTGTTCCAATAATTTACATCTCCATAATATGTACATATTTCTTCTCCTGGGAATATGTGTTTAACAGCATAAAATTGGAATGCTTTATATTTAGGGTGTTCTCTCCAATATGCATTGTTTATATCAGCATGATTGTAGATACATCCATTTCCTAATGGTAATACAAATTCTATGGGTTTAGCTACAGGCCAATTAAATCTGTAGTCATCTAAAATCTTATTTCCATTAACATCAGTAGTAGGGATTGTTATTACATGACATTCCTCTATTACTTCTCCAGGTACTATAACTTCAGTAGCAAAAACTCCTAAACCTTTTCCAGGAGATTCTTTAACTTCTACTTTAGTAGCTACCTTTAGTTGCATATTATTTAATTTAGCTCACCGAGAGGGGACTCGAACCCCCGTCTTTTCTGACCTTACTGCTTTTTACGATCGAATTATTATGCACTAAGTTAAGCCAGAACCCTCTACCTACTGAGGTACTCGGCAGTATAGTTATGCTACGTGATCAGCTAATACTTTCTCAACTGCAGCTTTTGCTACTTCGTAATCCACTTCTCCAGTTTCATCCTCATATTGTACGGGATCTTTTCTGCCAAGAGCAATAAAAGCCTCAATCCTCTCAACACTAGAAGCAGACTTATAATCACTATTTCCCGAAGGATAAGGCTTGTAAGAAGTATTTGTTCTTTTATAAACTTCATCAAAATCAATACCTAAAATTTCACATAATTTTTCTCCATCTTTTAAAATACCTAATTTATCTGTATCAAGATAAGGAGTAAAATATCCTACTTTTTCAGCATCCCAGTTACCAATTCTAAAGGCTGCATCATCTGCATCTCTAAATTCTTGACGGCAATCTGGATAAATCGCATGATCACCTGAATGAATTCCTAAAGCAATATCTGTATCGTTTCCATTAGCATTTGCTGCTGATAGAGCAACTGCCTGTGTAATAGAAGCAAATATTTTATTACGATTAGGAACAACAGTAGCTTTCATGTTATCTTCTTCATAATGACCTTCGGGTACATCGTCACCTCCGGTTACTAGAGCAGAGTTAAGTAAACTAGATAAACCTCCAAGGGTAATAATTTCATGTCTAAGTTTTCCTGATAGTTCAGGAGAAGTTTCATGAATATAGTCAATTAAAGATTTAGCTTTTTCTAACTCAACACTATGCTTTTGACCATAATGAAAAGAAATAGCTGTTACTTGATCATACTCTTTAAGAGCACGTAATAATAAAGTTGAGGAGTCCATCCCTCCTGATAAAGACACTACGACATTTTTTGCCATGATAAATAATTAATTAATTTTTGCCAGGTATTATTAAGCGTATAGGCAAACGCTTTTATTTTACATTTTATATATAATCGAACATATGAAAAAAGAGTAGAAAATCCAACCCCTCCTATTAAAAGAGTCCATAAATTTGGATGATAGTGCTCTCCACAAAGCCCGAATGCATGTTTTATAAATTCTGCCATACTATATAACTTTTACTATATTTGTTTTAATTAAATATTCTACATCTGCTCCAGGTTCTTCAAGCTCTATTTTTTCATAAGCTTCTTTTTCTGTAGCCGCATCAATTAGCCATACTTCATGGTTAACTGTTGCTTTCCAATAATATAAATCTAAAGGTATTTTCATTATTCTTCTTCTATTAATTCAGGCCAATCAGAATCTTCTAAAGCTTTATCATGAGATAAGTCAAATTCAACTTCATCCATAACTTCATCTTGAAGATCTCCATCTTCTGATTTCCATTTTTTAATTTGTTCTTCTGTTAATGGTTCTGTTTCTTCCCATCTAATATCTGTGTATATTACTCTTCTTCTTAATTTAGCCATATTATTCTGCTATAAGTTCTGTATTAAAAATTTCTTGAACTTTAAAATATTCATCTAAAAATTCTTTAGTATACAAGAATACATTTCCTTTATAAACAGGAGTTTCAACATATCTTTGTTTAAAAGGTTGTTTTCTAATTTGGGCATAAGCATTTACTTTGTCTCCTAAAACTGTTCCACCAGCTTTTCCTAAATAATCGTAAAGTGATAACATAACTATATTGGTTTTAAATTATTAATTATTCTAAATTTACTTGTATTATGAACAACATTTAAATAATCGAGTTTTGAAAAATCTATATCAAAATAATCATTCATATTTGCTTTTGGTTTTGTATTTAAACCATTATCATTATACCAGGTACCTTCTAAAGCAGCCATTACTGGGTTTGATGTATCAATTGATTCAATTCTTGGGTTATTATCATACCAACCAAATTCCTGAGGTATTGAACAACCTAGCAAATGAAATTTAATATCTTTTAAATGATCTATTTTAAGTAAACCTTGTACAAATCGTACTCTACCTAATGCTTTTCCCATATCTGCGTTAGTGTGTGGGAAAAAATCGTTATACCATGTAGCACCGTAAGATACACATAATTTTTTATATCCTAAATTTGCTAATAAGTTAGCACACAAATAAGCATCATTTTTATCTTTTCCTTGAATTACAGCTGTTAATTTAGTTTTTGGGTATATACCACTAAATTGTCTCCAATATTTTGCTTGTGCCGCTGTTAAATGGCAATCCATCCAAACATCTGGTACTATAAATTCATTTGGTTTTAATTCTTGAATCCAATAACGTAATCTCTCATGGTTATATGCTTCTCCTAATTCATGAAGAGAATTATCCATAATAATATAACGACCTGCTTTTTTAGCATCTTTAAAATATTGTAGATACTCTTCATCTTGATCAAACAAGTGAGGAAGGGCATAATCATAATCATTAAATTCAGGTGATGCTGTTAGTAAACAGCGAGGTACTTCATGTGATACTTTCATTTATATAACTTTTTTTGGTCGTCCTCTACGCTTTAAAGGATAAGGCATATGAACTATTTTATATTTCTCTTCTATAATATAATAAAGGTCTATTAATTCTCCACTACATTTAAAAATTTCTTCGTAAACTTGATCTTTAGTACATCTAAAATTATCAGTAAAACCTTTTATTAATGCCTCTAACTTTTCATTTTCATCACGTTCAAAATCCTCTAATAAACGTTTTCTACGTGAGCGTAATAAAGATGTTTTTTCTACATATTTTTGTAAATCATCTCCACAATCAACAGCAATATCATTCATTTCATGTTCACACCACATAGCTTGAAAACTATAATGTGAATAATCAAAATCACCATTTAATATACGATCCCTAAATAAAGCCCTTTTATCTAAGGGTTTATTAGGGTTATCATACATACGCCACCATCTAAATTGGTTGTATTTTAATTTACGCAATTTAGAAAACTTTTTATCTAATTGCTTTCTTGATAATGAGGGTTTGAATGGTTTTTCCATTATTTAATTTCTATTTTATTAACTGGAATTTTATACGTTGATCTAACTGAAAACAAATTATAATCATATAATGTGATATATTTGCTGGTAACTTTATCAACATTCATTGACCTACCTAATATTTTATTAGCTTCTCGAACAGAATAACTATTACCAAATCTTTCTGATGTTAAGTAACAATTAAATTCATAATCTTTACCATCATAGGTAAAAATAAAACTTTCTCCTTCGTTTAAACTTTTGATTTTTTTACTTAATACTGACATAACCTTTATTTTTATTATCATTTACTTTGTAAATATACGAACCCTAACTCGGGAAGCCAAATTTAATTGCAGGAAACTGTATAATCATTAAAAGTTCCTTCTTCATTTGGTTTTTCATTTGGGAAGTAAAAACAAAACTTTTTAGATTTAGATTTTATTTTTTTATAAAATCCTTTTGGTATTGCAGCCCCACCAGGTACTCTAGGTGGATTTTCATCAAATTCAATTATAATTACAATATCAACAGGACCATCAAAACTAGCTAAACTACGTTCATAAAATTCTAAAGCTTTCCATTCTCCTCTATTTAAACTTTTATGTTGTAAAGCTGAGTTTAAGTAAGAAAAAGTTTTATATACCATTTCTTCTGTACAATTAAATGAAGCAGCAGGGGCCATATGTCCCTTATCCCATACATTATATTTGTAATCATCATTATCTGCAGTATGGATAGAATCATTTTTGTAAAAATTCATTCCCTTTCTAGATGCCTTACCATTAGGACAAAGTACAGTATAAGTAACTTCAGTTGGACTTTCTAAATTTTCATCATAAACAACTCTATAAATTCCAGCATCTATGTTATGAATTTGTGAAAATAGTAGTAAGGGTAATAAAAATAATAAACTAGTAAGTTTTAGTTTGGTCATCATCTTTTGGTAATTGGGATTGTAACTTATCAATTTCGTTTTGTATTTTTCTTTTTCTCCAACCTGAAAAGTTTTTTTTAAGACTGGATTTTAATTGGTCAATTTTATTTTTAGCGTTTTGGATTTCACTTTGATCTATAACTCCATCTTTATTCGTATCTAAAATATTATATTCTTTTTCATAATGGTCTCCATCATTTCCATTTTGACCTATAATTTCCATTCTTCTTTCTGCTGCTTCCCAATCTTTTATTTTTTCAAGATTATCTAAATTTTTAAAAAATTCATCTTGAGTTTTTATTTCTTCAGCATCTTTAACTTCAATATCTTCTATTTTTTCGCCATACAAATTTTCTTTATATTTCTTTTTTGGGTAAGCTTGGGCAAAAGCAAAGTTAGCTGCTATTACAAGAGATATTGCTAAAGGATCAAACACAAATATTATAATAAGTAATAACCAATTTATGATTTTATCCATAGAAGTACCCGTCAAACCCGATAGATACTGTAGTGGTCCTAATTCCCCAGCTACCTCGTTATTATTATCTAATTCTAGTACTTGTAATTGAAACTTCTGAAGGCTATCTGAAGCTATTGTTCGTTTTTCTTGCGCCAACTTACGATTCTCCTCCTCAATATTAATACGATTCTGCGCCATTCTAAGCTCAGTTGTGGAGATTGTTGTTCTAAAGCCTCCAGATACCGTGGTGTCTCGTACTTGGATGGACGAAGCTTTTGCATTAGATAAAGTACTAATATTACTAGATATTCTTTTAATTTCTTCATCATATCGATCTACATCATTTTGGTAAAATTCAATTTTCTTTTGAATAAAACCTTTTTGATTTTCTACTGCTGATAATTTAGAATATGTTTCTTGGTATGCTGCACTTAAAAATCCATAAATACCCATACTAGTAATTAATACTAATATAATAGTTGCTATAGATAAATATGTTCTAAGTGTTTTATTAATTGTATCCCAGTATTGATACAAAAGAGAAGCTGTTACTAATTTAGCAAATTCTAGTGAACCCGCCATTATAATAACTTCTAAACTTGCTCCTGCAAAAAGTTTGCTTAAGCCACTAACTGAATAGAAAGCGGCCGAAGCTGAAACTGACAGGGCAGAAAATCCTATTAGGAATGGGAACATTCCTTGTTTTAATTTCTTAAGCATGGTGATAAATATAGTAAAGAAGAATAACTAAGACAACTTATTCTCTAATTCCTTTATGTTTATCAATAGTATCTAAAATTTTATTTAAAACAGATGTTTTAATAAATCCAGCCATTGATGCATTTTTTACAGTACTTATTAATTGAAATATTACTAGGGGCATAAGCATAGTTTCACTTAACCAACCAGCTCCAGGAATACTTTTTTCTATAACTAATATTAGAGTTAACATAATGACCCAAAAAATTAAAGTTTTTAAAATCTTAATTGCTTTATAAGTTTTAAATCCTTCTCTTTTAATTCCAGCAATTATACCAAAAAACCCATCAGCAAATACTAAAGTAGTAATAGCTAAATATTGTTCTGCATTTTGCATTGTAAGTTCCATAAAGTAGGAACATATAAATCCTATTGACATACTTGAAGTTAATATTGCTAATTTAAAGGTTTTCATTTTATATTATATCTTTACTTTCTAATAATGTATAAGTAAATGAGTTACCCCATATTTCTCTAGCTGTTTGACATATATCTAAAAATTGATGCCAATCATCATTATCAGCTATTACTTGGCAACCAGCAGACCATTTGTCTACTCTTATAGATTTTCCACCTTTACGTCCTGTGGCTCTATGAATATTGATTCCGAAGATTCCTTCATCAACATTTTCTTCTAATAAATCATACTTACCATCTCTATTATTATCTCTATAAACTTTTACAGGTGATTTTTGTCCTAAAGCTAAGTATTTACCTTGATGAAGTCTGAGTTTATGTGAACCTCTGTATTGTCCTGGTTTTAAAATAGCCACACCTTTTTCGTTTAATAAGTTTTGTTCCCAATGAGACCCTGGGTCAGTTGTTGCTTGGTAACAATGGAATTTCCACTTACCATCTTCTTTATATGATATAGTAACACAATCATCAAATGCATTTGTTACTTTTCCATTAGTTTCAGAATTTCTAACTCCGATTATATTTACATCAAAGTCACCTCCAGTAAAGTATTTATATCCTTTACTTTCCATTGTGGCTTGAATTTGTTCTCTTGTATAACAGCTCATATTATTTTTTATTACCAGTTTCTAGGGTCTAATTTCTTTTTAGTTTTCTTTTTAGCTTTATTTAAAGCATCTGCTGCCTCTTTTAATCTTAAAGCTTCTGCTGCGTTATCTGCCTGCTTTTGTAATTCTGCAGCTGCGGCATCTTTTTGTCTTTGCAATTCTGCTGCTGCTTCTTCTAATTTTCTTTGAGCTGCTTCAGCTTCTTTAGTTTTAAGTAACGCTGCTGCTGCATCAATTGCTTTATTGTTTGTTTCTACAATCGCATCATACGCTGGGTCTACATCAACTGTAACAGTTCCTTCAGTCTTTATACCTACAATAAGTGCTAAGTTTACTGAACCACCTATTGTAATTGGTTTACTATCCTTGTTCCAATCTGGTACTTGATAGCCACCGCCGATAGTTCCACCAACTTGTGCTCCTGCGGATACTGATGTGTTATTAGTTGCGGCAATTCCTAATGCTTCGTTTGTGTAGTATGTTTTTGTACCAGCACCTGCTTTAGCTCCAGCTATTGCACCACCTTCGAACCAACATCCATCTGTACCTACATTAGCTTCACCACCTGCCCAAGCATAAAGTTCTGCATATGCATATAATTCAACACCTGCGGCATTATCTCCATTCTGTATCTCTGCTTTCAAAGCAACTTCAGCTCTTAATTTTGCTTCCGCTACTGCTTCTATATATAGATTACCATCTCGGTAACCAACGCCATATTTTGCGGATGCATTAGCTTCTGCTTTCATTAAGGCTTCACCTCTTAGAACAGTACCGTTTGGGTCTGTCCACTCACCTTGAGCGTTTACATATATACCAGCACCGGCTCTATACTCTCCGTTTA